ACCGGATGGCCGCGCCCCCCCCGCCTTTCCCGTACGTTTATGCCCGCGCATACCCCTCTCCGTACTCTTCATCTAAGGGCTTTTTAGTCTTTTGGTTGTTGAAACGTGGCACGTTTTGAACCATTGGATAAGATTATAGTGTATGGCCTATTTGAATTTTGTACAATGCTTTTTATTCTTTTGATAAGTGTCGCTTTTGTATTGTTTGTGTTTCTGAGGCATTGTACGACATGTGGCACGTGTTCCACTCAAAATTCAATATAGGAGTCAAGGAAAACATTTGTCTGTTTAATGTTTTCTATAAATGCGTGAATTTGTTTAGGATCAAAACGTGCATTATTTTTAACAGCACCTTTGATCATGTCTTTTGTAAAATACAGGTATGGTGCATCATATACGACAAGACGTTTTTTACGTCAACAGGCTACTAAGAAAAGGAGTGCTGTTAAACGCAATGATTTTAAGCGTGGTTACAGACAAGTGAGCAAGTCTAATGAAGAGGCAAAGATGATTAGCCAATCATTGCATGAAAATCAGCTTGGTCCTGATTTTGTTATGACTCACAATAACGCTCTATCTACGTTCATTAATTTTCCATGTTTGGGTAAGACTTTACCCAACCGAAACAGGTCATATATTAAGTTGAAACGCTTGCGTTTCAAAGGTACGGTGAAGATAGAGCGTGTTCATGTGGATGTTAATATGGATGGTTTATCCCCTAAGATTGAAGGCGTATTTTCGCTTGTTATCGTCATCGACCGGAAACCACATCTTAACCCGAATGGCTGTCTACACTCATTTGATGAACTATTTGGAGCAAGGATACACAGCCATGGAAATCTTGCCATTACGTCGTCATTGAAAGATCGTTACTACATTCGTCATGTGTTCAAGAGTGTTATTTCTGTGATCAAAGACACTACAATGATCGACGTTGAGGGTTCCACTTTGTTGTCTAATAGGCGTTCGAACATGTGGTCGAGTTTTAAGGATCATGATCATGACTCTTGTAATGGTGTTTATGACAATATTAGCAAGAACGCCATATTAGTTTATTATTGTTGGATGTCCGACACCAACTCCAAGGCTTCCACTTTTGTATCGTTTGACCTTGACTATGTTGGATGAATAACAATGTACTGAACAAGAACATTTGAACAAGCAAATTTGAACAAGCAAAAGTGTTTTTATTTATTTATTTCAACGACTTTGGCTGAGAAGGGATACAATTACTGTTAATACATTCTTGAACTGTCGCCTTAACAATCTCGCTTAATTGGGTCATTGACATTGTTATGTTTGATTGGGCCCTCTGTGCTCCTACAATTGATGCTGAATCTCCCGGGTCTAGGACGCTTGTTCCGAGCCTGTTTAGTTGTCTGTATGGGTGTATTGCGTTTTCTAATTCAGAGTCCGCATCGGTATGAGACACTCCTATTGAACTTTTTGTGGCCCAAGACTCTCCTGGTTTTAATTCAATTGGGCCATGTAGTCCAAACTGGTTAGTCGATGCGGACCTGATCAATTTCCTTTCCCACCGCCCATAGTCCACATGAGAAAAATCGACATCTCTATTGGAAAACTGTTTTGAGAGGATCTTGACTGTTGGAGCCCTGAATGGGATATCAACTGAATGTTTGGCCGTTGATAATTTCAGTTTTCCCTTGAATTTGGCGAAATGTGTTCTCTGATGGACATTCGTATCGGAAACTCTGTAATAGAGTTTCCATGGTATTGGGTCTTTTAACGAGAAGAAAGACGATGAAAAATAGTGGAGATCGATGTTGCACCGGATGGGAAAAGTCCATGAAGCTTGTAAGGACTCGTTGTCCGTCATTCTCTTGTCATGAATCTCCACTATGACTGCTCCAGTGGCGTTGATAGGCACCTGTTGCCTATATTCTATGACGCAATGGTCGATTTTCATACAACTACGACTGAGTCTAGCTGTTAATTGTGAAGCGGTGGAAGGAAATTGAAGGACTATCTCAGTTAGATCATGAGACAGCTGATATTCATCCCTATGAGACTCAATATAATTAAAGGCACTCGGTGGACAAGCTAACTGAGAATCCATATATGAAAATATGGCCGCGCAGCGGAAGGGCTTACAGGAGATAAACCCAGAAGAAGGAAAGGAAAGTTTTATTTAAGAGGAAAAGAAAAAACTATGAATTGGAGATTGTGTGTTCAACTGTGACGAGGTTTATCTCTTATATAGACTATTTTTGGACGCTAATTTTCTCAAATGGTCCATCTTATTTGAACTTTTTTAAATAAAAAAGGCGATATACAAGAACAGGAGTCCAAAAATAACGCAATACATAAGAATTTATTTATTTGAAATAGAATTGATTGAATGCCTCATCAGTCGATCAAGTATTTAAATTTAAAGAGAGCACTGAGAAAATCTCTTTGGATATCACTCTGAACCTCTTTGGTGATGGCATATTTGTAAATAAAAGGTTGTACTCCGAATGAGCTCTCGCAAAACTCGCTCTGCAATTGGAGTATTGGAGTGCAATTTATACTAGAACCCTCAATCTCGCGAATAGCGAGATTCACACACGTGGCGGCCATCCGATATAATATT